GCACGAGCCGACGTGAGGTAATCGTTGACCATGTAGCCCTCGGGCAGGCCGCCCGAAGTCATCATGATAGCGTTCACATCGTTGTCGGCAGTGCCGGGACGCAGCTCCGTCTTCGTCAGACGGATCGCAACCGGCTCAAGCTGCGGCGGGACGATCAGGCGACGACCGCGCGCGAAGACCTTCAGGCCAGCCTGATCCTTGAAGTTCGTGCGGATGGCGATCATGCCATTCAGCAGCGTAGCTTCGTTAAGATCGTTGGTGACGTAGTTGGAAATCGTGCCGCCATCAATCGGATGCGACGCCGACACAAGAGCAACGCCGTCACCGCCGACCGACGCATTGTAGGTCGTGGCAGTGTTCAGCACGTTCGCGCCGTAAATTTCCTTGGTCTGAGCGAAGGACTCGATCAGGCCGAGGTTCGACGGGGCAAACTGGCTCTTGTAGAGGTTGTCGTCGATGGCCTTGCGAGTGATCGCGTAGCCAAGGCCGATCTCGACGTGCTCTTGGTTGTAGACGTAACGCTCGCCGGCGCTGTTATCAAACGCCGTCTGGCCGCCTTCCGTCTTCAACTGAGCATAGCCGAGGAAGCGCATCTCAGCGGTGCGCTCCAGAGCCATCTTCGAGTTGTGCTTCGTGAAGATCTTGTCGTACTGCGACGGGATCTGCTCGTACTTGCCCTCAATGCCCCGGAGGCCGGGGAGGAGCAAGTCCCTGATTGCTGAAAGATTAACAGCCATTGGTCCTTACTCCTCTTAGATGCCAGTCAGGGACTTGGTGGCGACGTTGTTGAACGCAACAATCACGCGATTGTAAGCGCCAGCCTCGGTGCCCGGAGCGCCCGGCGGGTCCTGAACAAGACCAATCACACGGAAGGGTAACGTCGTCGTAACGGCGGCGTTTGCAACGTCAATGAACGCCCCAGAGAGACCGTTCGCGGCGGTGCCGGTGCCGATGTCGTAGGGGACATTGAGGTTGACGGTAGCCTGCGTAGCGCCAGTCGAACCAGACTGGACAACGAACTTGGCGTTCGGGTCGTTGATGATGTAACCCTCAACCGTCTGGGTGGAGGCAACATCCGAGCCGGGCCAATAGTTCGACCAAACGGTGCGCTTCTGCGAGACCGAGAGGTACTTGCAGCCGACGAAGATGCCAGCGATGCCGGCAGCGGCGGTCGTGCCGTCGCCACGGACAACCTGACCGTTTGCGTCGGGCTCTACGGGGTCGCCGAAGTAAATTGCAGAGGCATTGTAGGCAATCTGCACCGCGACCTGCTCGTAGGTCGGGGCGGAGCCGTTACCGCTATACTGCTGGAAACCGAAGGGCGCATTGGTATTCGCCATGACGGTTCCTCCTTCTTACGGGAAGCTCCGTCACCTCGCACCGGGGAGGCTAGGGAAGCAAGGACAGGCTTTTCTCCCACGCCGGGGGGAGAAATGGGCGCAAAGCACCCATAAGACCGATCATAATACTGTTCGTTGCTGAAAAGTAAAGAGCCGCCCGGAGGCGGCTCTATTTGCTGTCATCAATCAATCTTTGGGGATTGGTATCGCCTCGAAGGACTTACTGATCCTCGGCGAAACTCGCGAGTCATCGCGGGTCAGCGTACCGTCCGGGGTCGCGGCGAGCTGCTGCTCCTTTACTCGAACCTGCTGGCGGGCGCGGAGGAGATCCATGCGGCGCACCTCTGCCGAGATCTCGGCGGGGCGCTCCATCAGCACCATGCCCTTGCGCTCAATGGTCCCCTTCGTCCAGTTCTCGGGCATCATCGACCGGTGGCGAGCGCAGCGATCAACCGGGACAGGATCCCAGCCCTCGCGCCTCAACTGGACGGTGTAGGCCGGATCCTCCTGATTGAAGATCGTGTGGCGCTTCCACTCGTAGGTCCACCCGTCCGGGACAATGCTGGCCGGGATGTAGAACTCGTCCGTGCCCTCATCGAGGCCGCCAAGGTGCTCACGGATTTCCTCCGCACGCTTTCTGGCGCGCTCACGCGGATCCTCCGCCTTGGGGCTAGTGCGCAGCGGGGGGCGCTCTGGACTGGCCTCAGTGCTGGCCGCCGCTTCCTGAAACTTGCTAACGCGAGCCATTGTAGTCTCCAAGAATTAGAGACGCCCTTCCTTCTGAAGCAGCGTCTTGTTGCGGGCGTATTCTTCTTCAGTCATGCCGAGATCGCGGGCTGTCTCCGCCTCCGCTCGGGTCAGGCGCACCGTTCCGGGGCGCTGGCCGCTGGCGTTGCCTGCCCGAGTGACGGGCGCAGCCGGCGGAGCCGAGCGACGCTGGACCACCTTGGCGGCAGACGACGAGGCGTCGTCATCAGCCTCGGCCTCCTGCTTGGTGGCAGGCGGCCGACGATTAATCTTCAGCGTGTCTTCGATGAAGCCGAAGTAGTCGTCGGTGTCCGGCTGCATTCCGTCCGCGAGGGCCAGATTATGAGCCGCCACCATCTTCTGGTACATGCGCTGGTCGGTGACGCAGCTCGGGTTTTTGCGGATCCAGTCCGCCGAACGGGGCGAAAGCTGGTTCGCCAGCGCCTCGACCGGGTCTGACGGGCGCGCGGGCTCGGGACGCTGCGGCTTGGGAGCCTGCTCCATAGCCGAGCGGCCCCTTTCCAACTCCATGAGGCGCGCAGCGTTGAGCGAAAGCGCCTCTTGGATCTCGGCGGTTTTGCCGTAGTCACCAACAGACAGCGCCTCGCTGTAAGCGCGCTTCAGAACCTCGTTATTACCCTTAACGGTCTCAATGGCGTTCTTCACGAGCTGCAAATTGGTGTCATGCACCTCGTTGCTGGCGTAATAAGCCTGCTCGCGGGCCGCCTGAGCCTGCTTTTCGGCCTCCGCACGGGCCATGCGCTCCTGCTCGAGGCGCATTTTGAGGTCTTTGATCCCATCATCGGGCTCAAGTTCCTGTCTTGCCTCGACTTCGACCTCTTTTTCGGTCTTTTCGACCTCTGGAACGCTGTCTTCAATCTCAACTTCAAGCTTTTCGTTGTTATCGGACATGTTTTCCTCACCAAACCAGATCGGGATGCGAGATTTTGGCGCGGATGGACATGTCATCGAGCATCCGGCAAAGCGTGCCGTTCACTGTGACGTTCCAACCGTCAGACGGGCGGAACACAATCCAGTCGCCTTCCTTGATGTCGAGGCCAGAGAACCACTCTCCGTCCTTATCGACGAAAGCAGTCGGCCCCTTCTTGATGATGAGGCCCACTTTTGACTGGTAACGGTCCTCGTCGCGGGCCTTATCGGACAGGAAGATGCCGCTCTTAGTCTTTTCGGGGCGGATATAGACCGCCACAAGCACCTGCATGTTGAAGACATCAATCTTGGAGATGTCTCCAACCTGCTCCAGAAGGACTTCCTTCGGATCCTTCTCGTGCAACATCGCGATGTTAGACATTTTGTCTCCCTTTATTGCTACCGACCGAACTCTTTTCGGTTGCAGCTTTCTTCAGCCAAGCTGAAAAGCTCATCTTTTACTAGCCGGAGGCCAGTAATTACCCCAACTTTGTGTCGGTAATCGACGAAATCAACCACGCCCATGCCTGTGCCAAGACTGTCTGTCCTCTCTTTGATTTCCTGTTCGATGATTTTTTGCAGTTCGTGCGCGAAGTACGCGCTAAACGTCTGCGCCATGGCAGATCCCCCTTCGAGAAGTAAGGGGCGGCTGAGTACCGAACCAGCCGCCCCCGTTTATCAGCTCTTACGCGCTTCGATTTCCGTCTTCTCTAAGCGCCCAAGCCCTGATCCTGCGCCCGCGTCCATGTCCTTGTAGGAGCGGTAAACTTTTCCGCCGGCCTTGCGCGCCTCGCGCTTGCCTTCGGCAATCTCGGTCTTCTGGATGCGACCCTCGCCAGACCCAGCGCCAGCCGTCATGTCCTTGTAGGACTTGGCGACAGTGCGACCGCCGGCCTTGCGACCCATCGGGCTGGGCATGCCCGGAGGGGCCGAAGGCATCGGCATCGGCATCGGCATGGGCATCGGGGAGGGAGCGCCGCCCGGCGCACCGCCCGGAAGCGGAACCGGAATGCCGCCCGGAGGCATCGGAGGGCCACCAGCGCCCTGCATCATCTCGGGGGTCGCAGGCTTGCCAGCGGCAATGACGATGTTGATGTTCGTCTTGCCCTTGGACTTGGCGCGACCGCCGGACTTGCGAGCCATACGGCCCTCGTCCTTGTCCTTGCCGCCCATCTCGCCCATGGCCATGGCCGGGAGGATGCCGCCCATGAGAGCGCCGCCGCCGAGCTTCTTGGTGCGGCCACCCTTCTTGTAGGGCGTGCCCTGAGCACCAGAGAAATCCATGGCCTTCGGCTTCACGATGTTCATGCGCGGGTCCATCATCGGGCCGCCCACCATCTTCTCAGCGCGACCGCCCTTCTTGTAGTGCTGGGCCTTGCCGCGCGTTGGCTTGGAAGCAGCAGCCTGCTCCTTCTGGATCTTCTCCTGCCCGGCGAGCGTCGTGGCGATCTTGCCGCCGTCCTTGCGCGCAGCGCGACCGCCAGACTTGCGGCGGCTCATAAACTCACGAGCCTGATCCGCATCCATGGTGGACATGTCCGGAGCCGGCTTCTCAGCCTTCGGGCGGGCCGGGGGCGGCGGAGCATCGCGAAGCCTGTCGGCGGTAGACGGAGACGGCCTGCGGGCCGGCGGCGTGGAAACCGTGTCCGGGCCAATCATTGAGCCGACAGGGTCACTGCGGCGGGGCGACGGGCCACCGTACTGGCGCTT